AGACGATAAAGAAAAACGTTGGCGCCAAATCGAGCAGAGCCTGAACAACTTAGAGTTTCATGAAAGCTTCACCGATTCAATGCAAAGTGAATACGATGTGCAGGATGTTCGAGCAGTCAATGGTGTGAATATGTACGTGCTTAAGAAAAAGATAGTCAATGAAAATCGCATGTGCTATCTTGTTACGATCAATAACGACCAGCATGTCATCGTGCGCTTTGATATTCCTGTTGAACGTAGCAGCGTGCAATACTGCCCAATCACATTAGGATGTGATTACCAGGTGAATTCACTAGGTCAATGGGAGTATATGGAGCTAGAATCACATTTGCCTGTGATAAACATACAAGCAGATGAAGACTACATCGGTAAATTTTGGTTAGCAATATCTAATACCCTGCAGCATGAAGCATGAAGAAAGCAAGATACAACAACGCTGCGTGGAATGGTTTAGATATGCTTTTCCACGTGTGCTTATCGCTTCCTTCCCTAATGGTGTGTACATCGGTGGTACACCTGTGCAAAGAGCCAAACGCTGGAACCTGTTGAAAGCAGAAGGTGCTATGCCCGGTATGCCTGATTTGATGATCTGCATGAGCAGTGGACCATACCATGCACTGTTTATCGAAATGAAAACCGAAAAGGGTAAACTATCCGACACACAAAAAATCGTTCACGCACAGCTTATCAATGCAGGATACTGCGTAAAGGTGTGCAGGTCATTTGAAGAATTTACAATCACAATCAAAACCTATTTAGAATGCTAAGAGAACACACAAAAAGCAAGTATATAGCTTGCATTAAAGAGTGCTATGAAACTAAAGTTTTTCATCAGTACGTTATAAGAAATAAATACAACATTGACAACAATGTATTTGTTGCATTGCATCAATGTAATTGCATTGTGCATAAAGACAATAAATCTCACTGGACAGATGTTGTATTGACGGAAGAAGTTTTAAATAATGTTTTATCTGTTCTTATGCATATTAGAGGTCATAAGAATACAAGAAGAACTGAAAAACGACATTATTTAAAAGAGTCAAAACAATTACAGATTGAACCTATCAAACCAATCAAACGTGTTGAGCGCACACAGCCAGCACCGATACGTGAAGAACCTATCTGCGATAACAGCAACAGCAAAATGTTTTTAATCATGGCTGTTGGTGCCGCAATCGGTTTCTTAATCGCTACAATTATTTGGAAGTAGATATAGTTTGACTATATTTGCAACGCTCGTTCGAATGAAAACATTTTTAAATCCCATCACTACCGCATTGCCATAGCACTTTCGTGCGCGGACGAGCCTTTGTGTGTAGTGGTGGGTATTTAGTTTATGTATCGTGATTCAGGTAAATCTATATTAGAAGCTAATCCTAATCGCTTCCGGGATATGCATTGTCAAAACTTTGTCCAAGCAAATCGTATCAATCATGCAATTTTAATTTCTTCATATCGTGATACGGATGGTCAGGGTGTTTATGTTTTAATGACCGATTATGAAGCAAACAGGTTAATAGAACGCTTACAAAAATTACTAGATGAAAAATAATGGCTATTCATATTCTAGGTCATGGTTTGACTATGCCTTTGAACACCCCGAGCAGGTTACTGCGTCACATGGTATTCTGTACTTATGGCTTGTTGAGATTAACAACCGATTAGGTTGGGTAGATATATTCCAAATTACAGCCAGCGAATGCATGCAAGGTATGGGATGCAAAAGCTACAACACATACAAGAAGTGTTTTGATCAACTTGTTGAATGGGGCTTTGTTAAGGTGGTAAAGAAAGCAGTAAATCAGCATCAATGCAATATCATTGCTCTATCAAAATTTGACAAAGCAAGTAACAAAGCACTTGACAAAGCACTGATGAAGCACTTGACAAAGCAAAGTGAAAGCACTGTACAAAGCAATGTTGAAAGCGACTGCGACATTCATAAACAAGTAAACAATAAACCACAAACCATAAACAATAAACGTGGTGTTTTCACACCACCAAACGAAAATGATGTTTACAATTTTATGGGTGAATATTCAATGCATAAGCACATGCAATGGACCGATGAAAAAATAAACACCGAGGCCGCAAAATTTTTTAACTACTACGAAGCCAATGGATGGAAGCAGGGGCGCAATCCGATGAAAGATTGGAAAGCATCAGCACGCAACTGGATGGTAAATAACAGTAAATTCGAAACTTCAAATAATTCCAAAAACATAATTCAAGATGAAAGAGCAAAACGCATTAGTGAACTTGAAGAGTTCCGCAAGCAGTACAGAAGTCACCTTGCAGCAAATATTAGCATCGAAGACATCACCGGCACTAAGTGAACTACGAAAAAACAAAGGTGAAGAAGTAGCCATTGGTGTGCTTGTAGCTTTGATGGATGAATGTCAGCAGTATTTTAACTTGCAACAGCCAATGAATGCACAGCAATTATTGCTTACTGCTGAACTTATCATTGAAAAATACTACTATTTGCGCATTGAAGAATTGCGTGTGTGCTTCCGTATGGCTATGAAAGGTGAGTTTGGACCAGTGTACAATCGCATCGATGGGCAAGTATTCTTTGAATGGATCCTAAAGTATATGCCAATACGTGGTAACGTTACAACACGCATGCTTCAAGAGCAGCAATCCAACAACAACATCTACGAAATGTTCCAACATCCGCAAGTGATGGAAGCTATGCAGCAGGCAGCGGATAAATTGAGCATACGCGAACAGCCAGTAGATAACGTGAACAGACCAAAACCAAACGAACTAGAGCAAATGCTGCTCGATGAATACGATGCGCTGCCAACATGGGATAACGACATGCGCTTCCGGGTGTACAAAAACAAGCCGTATCAGTTCAATGAGTTTCGGAAGGAACGCTACCGCGAATTGATAGAAACACAAAGCGAATACTAAAATGAAAAAAGAAACTGCAGTAGATTACTTGTTTAAAGCAATCTATGGTGAAACAGGTCACATTGATGCCTATACTACTGAAGGCATACCAGCATATAATGCTTATAGACATGCAAAACTAATTGAAGAAAAGGCAATTTTTCAAGGCTTTGCGGATGGTCAAAAAAACGGCTATCAGTCTGCTAAAAACAAGGATGTTTTGCAAGACGCATTAGACTATTATAAAAACAAATACAATTCTGAATAATGAAATACTACGATAAGCAAAAAGAAACCGAACTGCTACGCAAGTTGTTCGTGCTAACAGCTAGACGAAGCATGCGCCCTGCAATGAGCGATAATCTAACAATGCGTCTTATCTTTGAAGAATTACATTTGCTAACTGATAAAGACGAATACAAGCTATGACTATCGGTGAACTGTGGGATGCATTAGCACACTACCCGGATGAAACAGAAGTGTACATCGGGTACATACAAGGGCACAGCATCCAGCAAATGAACTTTGATGTAGTAGAAACAACAGAGTTTGGTGGCAAAAAAACAGTTTCACTGATGTACGAAGACATCAACATCATAAATAATTAAATCAATGAGTAATTACACAATGCAAGAAGGGCAGTTTACCCTTTTCAAAAACAACAAAACAACAAACAACGCACCTGAATATACAGGTGAGATTATGGTGAATGGTAAGAAGATGCGCCTAGCTGCATGGGTTAAAGAAGGAAAAAGCGGAAAGTTCTTTTCAGGAAAGATGAGCGAGCCACGTGAAGCGCAAACGCAAAACAGCGATAGCGACAATTCAAACGACCTACCATTCTAATGAACCTGCCTATCCTACCTGAAGACAAAGCTAATCATGCGCTGTATGGGTTAGTCATTTATGCACTATCTGCATCAATTTTTGCTGCACCTTTCGCAATGGTGGCTGTGTTCGCCTGTGGTGTTGGAAAAGAATTGTACGATTCAGTGTGGAATGATAGACCATTTAGTAACGGTGACATGATAGCTACCCTTTGCGGTGGATTAGTGGGCATGTACATCGGGCTGTTCACATGATAGAATACCTGCCTAAACAAAAAGAAGCATTGCGTGTGCTGGGTAACTCACACCCGGCACGCACTGTGCTCTTCGGTGGTGGAGCAGGGCCTGGGAAGTCATTTATCGGATGTGCATGGCAGATAAGCCGTAGGTTTAAATATCCGGGCACACGTGGGTTAATCGGTCGAAGCAAACTAGACACGCTCAAGAAGACCACGCTAAAGACATTTTTTGAAGTAGCGCATGTATTGCAGCTATTGCCTAATGAACATTACACAATCAATAACCAAACGCACGTAATAACCTTTGCTAATGGCAGCGAGATTATTCTAAAAGACTTGTTTGCCTATCCATCGGATCCTGAATTCCATTCGTTAGGTGGTTTGGAATTGACAGATGCGTATGTCGATGAAGCTGCGCAGGTAAGCAAACGTGCGATAGACATTTTGCAGTCACGTATTCGATACAAGCTACGCGAATATAATCTACCACCTAAGATGCTGCTCACATGCAATCCTTCCAAAGGTTGGCTGTATAATGAATTCTATTCCCCATACAAAAACGAATCACTACCTGCGCACCTTGCATTCATTCCATCACTTGCAACCGATAACATACACCTACCGGATAGCTACCTTGAAACCCTAGAGCGATTGCCCGAAGTGGATAGGCGAAGGCTGTTGTACGGAGATTGGGAGTATGATGAAAGTATAGATAACCTTTACCAATACGATGATCTTGTGCGCTGCTTTCGCGATGAAGAAAGTAAGGGCGATAAGTACATCAGTGCAGATATCGCGCGACTAGGAAAAGACCGCACAGTCATTTGCGTGTGGCATGGTTTGCACCTAATCGAAATTCACGAACTGCGAAAGCAACCTATCACAACAGTAGTCACTACCATACGCCAGCTATGCGATAGGCACAGCGTTAGATTGACAAATGTGATCTGCGATGAAGATGGTGTAGGTGGTGGTGTAGTAGATAGCTTAAAGTGTCGCGGGTTTCTTAATGGTGGTAGGGCGAAGCAGCCCGATAAGTTCAGCAATCAAAAAGCAGAATGCTACTTCAAGCTAGCAGAACTAATAGAGCAGAATAAAGTAGTGTTCAAAGTAGACCGCTTCCGGGATGTAATCGTGCAAGAACTAGATATGATTCGCAGGCGAACACCTGAAGCAGATGGAAAGCTTGCAGTCATAAGCAAAGATGAAATAGCACGTATGCATGGCAAGTCTCCTGACTACGCAGATGCTATTATGATGCGCATGTACTTCGAACTATTCCCGAACTACGGCAGCTATTCGTGGGCGTAGCGTACCCTCAAAGGTATATTCGAAGGTAGTTATTTCACTTTTGTACCCTTTATGGTATAAATCGGAAATGAAATTTTAACACTTTTTTACTTGCGTGTGTAAAAAGTTATACTACATTTGCCCTATCAATTAAAAACAAAACACATGAAAACAGCATCCAAAATCATTCGCTACATCGTAGCCGCAATTATCATTTACGCAGTGCTTAGCTACTGCCAAGAGATAAACGATTGCCTAATGAAATACTAATCCAATCAATAACATCATGAATTTTCACAAAGACAACTTAGAAGCCCTGCAGAAGTTTCAGCAGATGCTGAATGCAGAACCTGACCAAGCAGGTATTGAATCCACACCGGATAAGAAAGCACGCACGCTGGTTATTAGCCACGTTGAAACCACGTTAGATGAATTATTCTTCGGACATTGGCGAACAGAGAATTTCAAATGGGCTGTATTAGCTAACGAAGTTCAGGCATCGATTGACCTGGTAGTGATACATCCCATAAGCGGTTACGAAATACGCAGAGTAGGTGCAGCTTCAGTCATTATCATGGTAGATCGAGTGCCCGATGGTGTAACCGGTACTGAACGCAATAGATGGGCATTGAACCCCGATAATAAAAAAGCGAATGCTATGGACCTTGCATTCGGTAAACTCAAAGCAGAGTGCCTGAAAAACGCTGCACTGTCATTAGGTAAAATATTCGGGCGTGACGTTAATCGCGTGAATAAAGATACGTACAAGCCATTTAAATTGAAAGGTGCGCTTGGTCGTGGGCACGAACAGGATGTGGCGTATGTGCGCGAACTAATCCAGCAGGCAACCGACCTAACACAGCTGCACAAAATCTTCAAAGCATGCAGTCCTGAAGTATTAGCAGAAGTCGCAGATGAACTGAACGCAAAGAAAGAGCAGTACGGTATTAGCGAATAAATGTTAAAAATGATAGCAGGTGGTTACAGATTGTAACCATTTGCTATTTTTACCACATCAATCAATATAACATGAACAACACACTATTTAGAGCATCGCAGCTGGGAAAGCTAATGACCGATGCAAGAACGAAAACAGGTTTAAGCGAAACGACTAAGAGCGCATTGCTTGAAGTCTATGTGCAGCAGAAGTACAACAGGTACAAAGAAATCAGTAACAAGTACATTGAAAAAGGTTTAGCTGTTGAAAATGATGCTATCGACATGTGGCGCAGGCATCGTGGTGAAATCGTATTCAAGAACGAAGAAATGTTTACCAATGATTTTATCAAAGGCACGCCCGATTTGCTTATTAAAGATGAAGCAGGTGCAGTAATCACTGTGCCTGATATCAAATCAAGTTGGGACATTCATACCTTCATGGATGCAAAGACCAACGATATCAGCAAAGACTACTACTGGCAAGGTCAAGCCTACTGCTGGTTAACAGGTGCACCACGTGCCACGTTCTGCTACGTGCTAGTAAGCGCACCTATCGAAATGATTAACGATGAAAAGTACCGCCTATCGCGTAGACTTAATCTTATTGATCCACAAGGTGACCCTGTATTCTTAAAGAAGGCAAAGAGCATCGAACGCAACATGATATACGACATGCCACGTTTCCTTCGTGAATACCCGGATGCAAATCTTGAAACGCCACGTGATGAATGGGCGTTTGATATACCCATCGCTGAACGCATCCACGAAAAGGTAATAGAGTTTGATGCAGATGCTATCGCAAAGCTTCAGGAGCGTGTACCGATGTGGCGTGAATACCTTAATACTTTAGGACTATGAGTAAACAAACAGCAATGCAAGCACTTGTTGACTTGCTTAAAGTAAAAGATGCTTACAAACAATGTATGCCTTATATTATTGAAATTATTGATGAGGTGTACTTGCCAATGGAGCGTGAGCA